TTGCATCTTTTGGAAGTGATGTAATTTGATTAATAGTTTCTTTTGTGCTTTGAGTTCCTTCACCATGTTCTACTCCAATGAGTAAAGAACCATTTTCAGTACTTTCCGCATCTAAATTTTCTCCTTCAGAAGATTTTCTTTGTTTAAACTTTGATACAAATTCTTTTGTTTGTTTATCAGCTTCTTCTTTTGCTTTTTTCATTTTTTCAGTACCAACCTCTAAATCTTTTTTCAGTTGAGCAAATCTTTTTTGCTTTTCAGGTGTCATAAAAGCATCAGGATTATCTGCTTTAAGTTTTTCTAAAGCTGCTTTTTCTTCCTCTTTTCTTTTTAATTCAGCTTTTTCTTTTTTATATTTTTCTTGTGCAGATAATTGAGTATCATCTTTTTTAGATGTTTCAGAATCACTAGCTGGTGTTGTATCGGTTCTGCCAGGTTCTTGAACTGGTAGTTCTGTAGTATCCCCACCTTCAGGACCCGTAGCTGTTTCGGTATCGCTAGCCGACGGTTCATTTGTTTTTGAATCTTTTTCTTTATTCTTTTCGTATGTATCTAAATCTTGTTGAGCCTGAGATGCTACTTCAGGATCATCCGACATTGCTTTTTTATTAAGGTCATTATACCAAGTACCTACATTATCAAACCCAGCTGCCTTTGCTAATTCTTTATTTGTTTTTTGATTTGCTGGAGTTTCTGGTTGTTGGCTTTGTTTTTGAGCATCTTTTGCTAATTGAGCTTGAACTTCTTTTTCTTTGTCCATTCGTGCTGCCATAGCCGGGTCAACCTTTGGGTCAAACATAGCTTGAGCAGCTTTTGCTTTATCTTCTTCACCACCAGCATCACCACCTTCTTTACCCTTTTCATCTTCAGGTTTTGTTGGTTGTCCTTCACCACCCAAATCTTTATTAAGAGCATCTCTTTCTGGTGAACCTTCTGGTGGTAACATTTTTTCTGCGGCTTTACGGCCAGGATGTTCTTTTGGTAATCTTAAAAGGTTACCAACAATACCTTCTGCATCTTCACCTTTAGTATTTTTATAATTAATCTTTTTATTAAGAGCAGGATTTTTAAAATTACCATCTTCTGCTTCAGTAAGTGTCTTTATAATTTCTTTTTTGATGTTGGATAATCCCATTTCAGAAAGTACAATACCCAACTCCGTAATATGGGTTGGGTTTTTAATATCAGGCATACCATCGTTTACTCTGTATGCCCATTCGGATACTATTTCATTAATTAATTCAGATACACTCATAATGATTAAAATTTGTGGTCAGCTTCTTCGCATATCATTTCTAACTCATACCAATGAAATTTTGGTCTTTCGTTAAGGAAAACAAAACACTTCCACTTTTTTTGTTTTTCAAAGTAGATGTGTTTTTGAATGTGTGATGGAACTGCTGCACCCGTTGCTACTTTTTTTGCTGGAGTATCAAAGAATGATTTTATTAAAACAGTCAAAGGTTCTACATCATCCCATTTTCTTTCTTGCTCTTCCAACATTCTCCACTCACCTCTATTAAGGTATTGGTCTTGCATTATTGAATTTAAATATGAGAATGTTTGCTTTAAGTTCACTTCGTTATCAGAGAATGTTGCTGCTGGAGCACCATGTCCTTTATCGTAGATATTTGCTTTGTAATCTTCACCATCCGATGTTTTAATTCCCTTTTCAGTATAGAAATCCATATGACCTCTATTAACATTTGTAGGCCTGTTTGTAGAACGATACTTAATGATTAGGGGTTGTTCTAAAGATTGTGAGTAAAGTACATCAAATACTTCATTTTTAATTCTAACATCAGGCAATTGCGCCAAAGATGTTACCGAAACTAAAAGGAACAATAATAAAACGGAGATTTTTCTCATATTATAGCATATTTTTGTATATACTATAAATATACCCACTAAAGGTTTCCGTAAGTTTTTCCCCAGCTTGCTTTAATAGGAAACCCACCATCTTCCAATATACCTTTCAATCCCTTAATTAATTCCGTATCCACATCCATAGGTACATCAAATAAGAACGAGTCATAGGTGTAAAGGGTCAAACGTATTTCAGTACCTTTTATATACTCCAACACCTTCCTCATTTTCTCAACATTTACTTCCGTTTCAAATGCCTGAAGAAGATAGTTGAATACCTTTTGTGGATTGGCTTGTTCTACCCAACTTAGTGGAATCAATCGGTTTGGAGTACGGATACAATCACACTCTACCGAATCATCCCAAAAGCGGTCTATGAAATGGGCAACCTTATCAAAGTATGGTATTTGGCGGAACTCATCATCAATACCACCATATAGTAATCGGAAAGTTACACCCTTAGCCTCATCAATTCCACATCCATATTGGTCAGCTAACCATTGGTGTACGTTTCCATCCGGCATTTGGTATCCCACTAACTTACCAATTAGTCGTGGGTGATAAGCGTTGTAGTCCATTTGTAGGAATATCCCATCGGCTATGAAACAATCTCTACTACCATCCGATTTGTTAAGGGCGGCATAGTTCACACCACCATGTCTATTGGATGGTCTACCCGTCACCGTAAATGGATTGTATTCGGTGAACACTAAGTCACCTTTGAGATGTTTGGAAGCTTGAGGCCATCTATCAATAAATTTTTTCCCATCGACCCGGATCCCATATCGTTCAATATCTGAAAGGGTTGGTAAGAATATATCGTTATACCAATTATAAGTTTTACTCTTTTGGTTTCTATGTTTAAGTAATTGTGGTTCTATTGCTTCCGCAAGTTTAAGAATGGGAATGGATTGAATGATGTCCTCTTTGTAACCTTTGTGTAATAAAGGAGCTACTAAGTGTTGTAATGGTTGAGAGTAGTCTATTGTTTCACCGGTCTTTAAGAAATAGGCGGTGTCAACATCATTCAGTCCTTCCCTAAGTGTAACAAAAGATTGGAGTAGCTTTTTCTTTTGAAATACCCACTTATCACCGGCGGTATTCAACAACCCCCCTATTTGCTCATTAGAGAGTGATAGAGCGTCTGTGTGTTGTTGTGGTACAATATACCTGTCCGATAGGGTTCTTACGAATATAAACGAAATGGTGGTGTTTAATGGGTGCTTATCATTATCCACCCAAAGCGGATACCAAATGGATGGTTCGGTTTCCAGCTTTACCTTTAATTCGTTTAACTCATCAATAGACTCAACAATTCTCATAACACAAATATACGAAAAAATCCCCAAATTACCAAATGTAAAATGGGGATTAAAAAAGTGGTGGAGATGACCGGACTCGAACCGGTGTCTTACGAAGTAACCATAATACCAGCTTTTCACACGTTTAGGATAAGGTTTAATCTTATTCACCTTCCAAAATAATTGGGGCCGAATGGTTAGTTCAGCGCTACCACCAACCGATTTATAGTTTCGGTAAACTTAGGTTTCACTTCTTTTTAAAATCTCACGAGTGATGCGAGAGGTGATTAGGCTGCTACAGCGTAATCAGCACCTACGAATGCCATAGCATCTTCGAAGGTCCAAGTAGATAATTCTACGTCAGTTATTGTTTGATTCCTTTATTAAAGTGGTTTGAGAACCTTCCCACTACGTGTGATACTATGCCTCTCATCGCAATCAATTCCAAAGCATCCCCATATCAATAAATACAAATATAAGAAAAAATAATTAGATTTCCAAATCTTTCTTTTCTTTAAATTGAAGAAGATTTGGTAGGTACAAATTTAATTTTGGTATTTTTGGCATTACTAATTGTACCGCTTTATAATTGGAGTTTTTTATTTCATCAGACATGTGTTTTTATTTTGACCGAATCAAACTTTAAATCAGGATTTCCAACTTTTTTAAATCTGTTTATGTCAATCATAATTTTAAAATTATCTAGCTTGTCTATAACTTCCTTCTATTTCTGTTTTCCACATCATTTCACTTATAGTATGTTTTACAGAAGTTACTTGAAAGAATCCATTTTGGTAACCAGCCGGTAATCCAGTAACCATAAACTTATCACCTCTTTTGATACCACTCACACCATGAATACTAAAATTAAATTTAATTGGCATTATAGGACCAGTACCATCAGATTCAGTTTGAACATCTGTAACATCATTTTGTTTTTTAAAAAATTCAAAAACCGCTTGGTCATTGTAAGCAACTATAAAACATGCTGCTGATAAATTTGCAGCAAAATCAAATTTATCATCTTTATCAGGTCTTGGCATAAACCCAACCTTATCTAAAAATAGTTGTAAATTTTTTTGTTTTGCTTCTTCTATTTCATCAGCTGTTGGTCCTTCTGGCGGACTATCATCGCTTGGTGGTGGTTCTTCCCTTCTTCGTATTGTTGTAAGTATTTTGTCTTCTTTATCAGTAAATAATCCTTTCTTTTTTGATGTAATATCTTTTTGACTTCCATTTATATTCTGTCCTATTCTATTACCAATTATTTGATTCATTTTTGCACCACTAATATCTAAATCCAAAGAGGCATCTATAAAAATAGAACTTACCCCATGTAATTCAAATTCAAATGGTTTTTCTTTTCCAGTTGCTGTTAAATTTAAATCCACAACTCTTAATTCATCATTATTTTCACCAGGAATTATTTGAAAATCCCATATACCACCAGCTGCACCAGCCATACCATTTAGTATCTGATATAACCCATCTTTTATTGAAAAGTTTTTAGTTTCCAATATACCTTTGGCAAAGTCCAAATTTACATATAAATCATTTAAGAATCCCCACTGTCCTTCTGGTTTATTTAATCCTATAAAACTACTATCAACTTTATTTTGTATAACTACACCATTAGCCGAACCATCTACGATTGCACCTGCAGCAGGAAATTGTACTATTGTACCATCTGTACCCGATACCGAACAATCATCTACTTCTTCATTCGATACACCATTATCAGTTTCACTATTTGCTGCCTTAACAATATCAAATTTAGGTGCTGTTTTATTTGGTATGAATAGTTTTGTTTTATCTGTACTAAATATTTTTGGGAATGCTGTACATGCCGTATTATCTGTTCTTATTTGTGTTTTAACTTCTTTTCCACCAATCATAAATCCTTCAATTCCTATTTGATTTATAATTCTAATTAAAGCACTAAATTTTATAAATGCATCATCTTTAATAATTTCACTACCAGCAGGAAATTCCACATCCGTTTTTTTACCACCGCTTTCAAATGTTGCTTCTTCATTATTTAATGTAAATCCTAATATTTGAGTACCAGTTGTACATTTATTTACCTTTGCTTTTACAGTTTCATCAATATTTATAAAATTTACGGCGTTTGCAACATCTGCTTCTGTTCTCAATGCTGAAACTCTTTCTGTTCTTCTGTTTGATGGTAATCTATTAAAAGCCATCATAAATCTTTTCTTACCTAAATCAGTTTCTGCTGATATTTGAGATGTACTATATTCTGCTGCAGTTTTCTTTTCACTTTCTGTACCTTTTTCTTCAGAATTATCCGCTCCCATAAAATATGCAGGTAATTCGGTAAAGCCTGTACACTTAACAGTTATTTCGTAACTATTTCCATTTAATGATATACTTCCTCCTGTTATAAATCCCAAATAGTTATCGTACATACCACCACATGCTTCTCTAGCTGCATTTACATTATCAAATGTTTGGTAATTCGCTACACTATCAACATCTAATGTATTTTTATATTTGTTTAATGAACTTTTAACATTCCAACCCCATTCTATAAAAATAGAATAACCAGGTTCCAAAAAATATTCACACAAACTATCTAATTGACCTTTTGTATAAGCTGTAATTGTAAATGTTGCTTTTCTACTAAGAGTACCACTACCCTCATCAACTTCGATAGAACTTATATTTGGTTTTGGTCTGAAAACAGAATCATTTGCTGTTGCTGATACAAACCCACCACCCCAAGTTTTTCCTAAAGTTCCACTACTCTTACCACCACCATAAATAGAACCCTCACCAGCTGCTCCAAAGAGTTTAAAATTTGGGTTTGATAAAATTATTAAACCATCACCAACTCCAGATGAAACTCTTACCCAAGCGTTTAATCCAGAAATTTTTTCTATATTTCTTTTTCTAGAATTAAGTTCGGTTTGAACATATCCTGCGATATTTGAAAAATTTGGAAAACTTGACATAAATTATTGACTAAAATTATTTTCTATTTGAATATAGTTTAATGGTATTCTTAATATTGTACCATCTTTTAATCCCATTGGTGCATCGTGTATATTGTTTGCTGCTGCAATTATCCACCAAAGGGAAGCATCTTCATAGTATTGATAAGCTAATGTATCCAATCTATCTCCAGTTTCAGTCATTACATACACATCCGTATCACTTAATGGGATATTTGGAAATATTTTTGGTTTAAATACTTCTCTGCCATCAAATGTTTTTTTAGTTTTGTTATTTGTATATCTTGCCATAATTAACTTACGTTTGGACTTTCAGGATAAAACTTACCTTTTGTTGGAGAATAGTATCCCATATTAGTTAATTTATATATTAAATTTTCTTTTACAGCAGCTTCCCCTACAGTTGTTGTAGTTTTTCCAGTTTGGTCTGTGAATGTTCGACTAAACCCAGAATAATAACTAACCTCATCAATCATTTCACCATCTGCAAATACTTGACCTTTAATACCATCACCATCTGTAAATACATTTACTTTATATGAAGGTAATTTTGGTTTTTCTATTGTGGATTCATTTTCTTTTACGCTAGCTGGTTCGTTTGTTTGTGTATTAGTTTGTCCAGCTGGTTCTAATTTTTTTGCAGGTAATTTCTTTTTGAGTGTAGGAACTTCAGCATCATCGCTTGAAGTTTGTAAACTCTCATTATTATTTGAATCATCTATTTTTTGTGCAGTTGCATTTGAATCACCAGTATTTTGCTGTGCTTTAGGAAGTTTTTCAAATCCATAGTATTGACCTCCCTGACTTGTTCCAACTGATTCAACAAATTTAAGTGTTACGTTCACATCAATAATTATTGGAAGTTTATAATCCTTCATACTAATTGTAGCTCCCTCTATACCAACAACACCATCTTCACCAACACCAACAGAACCAATTTCCCAACCACCATTTTCATCTACTGTATAACTTAATGATTCTATAAAACAATTTTTGCTTTTATATAAGTTGCCTAAAGTAAACGTTACGAATGGTGGGATTGCATATGCACCACTATAACCTTGTGGATAAGCTAAACCTGTTAGGAAGTTTATTCTTTGCCATGCTGCTACGTGCTGTAAAGGAGTTGTTGAATAAACTTTAAAATTAAAACTTACGCTTCTTTCGATACCAGTATAAGTGTAATAATTAAATGGATTACCAATAAATTTTCCAGAATCCCAACTCGGACTTACAGTTTCACTTATACCAGTTACTGTTGCTCTGAAATTTACAGATTGCCCTGTTGCTTTTGACCTAAATTTTAAAGTTACAAAATCATAATCATCTAATATAGTTCCATCTTTTAATTTTAATGATTCACCTGCATATGGTGTTTTTTCATTTACAAAATCTAATTTATCTTTACTTTCTATACCATATCTATTTTTTAAAGATACTGCTCTATTACTTTCTTTTAAAGTATTTTTAAATCTTGAATATTGATTTTTTGAAACATTTTCTCTAGTCAAAGGTGCTAATCCTTTTCTATCACCTTCGGATAATTCCTTTCTTGCCTCCATTAATAGTTCTAACTTTGCCGATGTATCATTTCTTAAAGTTATATCATCTTGCGTTGCATCTACTGTACCAGAGTATTTTATTTCGTTATCGTATCTATTAATTACGTTTGCTTTTATTGCAGTTTCATCTTTATTTTCTGCATTTTGCTGTGCTTCTTTTCTACCTTCTTTTAATTTTTCTTTACTTTTTTTATCAAAAGGATTTTGTGATTCTCCCAATAATTTTCCAGTAGAACTTAAATCACCTTTTTTTGGTGAACCAGGAATTGCAGATTCTGTTTCTTTTTTATCTTTGGAAAATTCTTTTTTACTTTCTATTAAAGTATTTAATTTTGAAGATAAATCATTCCTTAATTTAACATCGTCAGCTTGCTCATCTACAGTTTCAGAATATCTTATAATTGGATCTGGTGCTAAGTCTGATTCAGCGTTGGGTTTTACATCGCCTACTTTAAATTTACCAGATGATAAAAATTGCTGTCCTTCTTTTCTAGCAGATGTTAATTGAGATGTTACACCTTCTTTTACAGTTGATACTTTACCTTTTATGTTAAATCTACTTACATCCAAATTTAGTTTTCCACCTAAGTTTGTAGTGGATGGTAACCCCTTTGGTTCATATTTTGGTGCACTTTCTGCTATTTTAGCAATTGTTTCTCTTTCGGTTTTCTTTTTATATCTTATTTTTTCAAGTTGTAAACTCGATAAATCATTTCTTTTTGCTATATCCTCACTATATGCATCAATTGTAGATGTGTATCTTGCAAAACTATCGTACTGAGTTTCGTATTCATTCTTTTTTGCTAAATTTTGTGCTCCTTGCTTTGGTGCACCAAATAGTTTTTTTCTTACTTCTTTTTTTAATAAATCTACACTTGTACCAACAACACCATTTAATATTTGTTTTGGAGTACCTTTTACATTTTTTATAATTTGACCAGATATTGTTCCTTTACCATCTTTTTTAATTTCTGCTAAAGTGGTCATTGTATCTGGTTCTTTACCAGATTTAAATTTATCATTTAAAGAAATTTTAGTTGGTATTAAATGGTCAGGAAACACAACACCTATTTTAGATAGTGTTCTTAATCCAAAGTTTTCTATCTTATTATATAAATTACCTATAATTCCGCTAGATTGACCAGGATTTATTGAATCTTTCATTGTATCAACCAACTTAGTTGATTTTTTTTGAAAGCGAATAATATCAGTTCCATATACAACAGGAGCTGATAAATTATGTATCATTCTCAATCCTCTTATTTCACTTTCTACAAATGTTTCTTTTAATCTATTATTGTTACTAGAAGAACCTTTTCGTATTCCAGACGCTCCTTTAAATGATAGTTCAAGTAAAGAATTACCTGGCGTAATAGGATTTTTCTTACTATCACGAATTTCGTATTTTTGTTGAGCAGTTTGCCCGTCTGCTAAACGTTGTGTCTTAAATAATTCTTCTAATGTTCTTCCCATCTTTAAGTTTTAGCGTATGAATTTGAGCTAGTTCTTGAAACAATTTTTCCAACACCAGACGTTACTTTCTGACCATCCATATTTACAGCTATTTTACCTGCTAATAAATCACCTCTTAATGCTTTGATTTCAGTAATCAATTCATCCATTTTTGCAGATTCACCACCTTCATCACCACCACCCATCAATGCCGCGGCACCACCAGCTACTAATCCCAATGCCAATAAAGCAGGTAATGCTAACATACCAGAGATAGCCACAGCTGCTAATGCAACTGATAACGCCATTAATGCTCCAGCTAATCCAAATATTGGTAAGAAGTTGATAGTAGATAATGCTGCTATTTGTTCAACCATAGAAGGTAATGCACCAGTCAGTGCTGACATTCCATTTCCAACCATTAATAATCCTGCTCCAAATACAACCAATGCAGCCCCCAAAGCTGTTAATGCTAAAATACCTGCTCCAAATACGATTGCCGCAGGTCCCATCATTAAAAGTCCTAAACCAAATACAGCTGCTGTAAATGCAACCAAAGCTATACCGGCTGCTATCAATCCATCACCATTAACAGCTGACATTAGATTTAGAGCGTATGCAAAAGGAATTAATGCTAATCCCAATATTGCCACTGCCAATGCTCCCTTAATCATTTCACCTTGTATTTTACTTAATAAGAAAGCAATACCGGCTAAACCAACTAATGCAGCTAATCCCATACCAACAGATTCCCAAGTAACTTCTGCAAATTCTTGGAATGCTTTTGCTGCTACAAATAATGCTGCAGCTAATATTAATAATGCCACTGCACCTTTAATTAATGCGTTTGCATTAACTTTAGACATTTTATTTGCTTGGTCCGATGGACCTGCTTGCGATTGTGGTGCTGCTGTTGGTTTTGGTGCAGTTGAACCCACGGAACTTTGTCCAGGCAATTCTGGCTTTTTACCACCAAACATGGATTTTATTTTACCACCCATATCTTTTAGAAATCCACCAGCATCTTTAAAGTTACCTGCTATTTCTTTTGAAGTTCCGATAGCACCACTCAAGCCACTAACAAACCCACCTAAAGGACCAGTAGTTAGAGCGCTTAGTGTTTCAGTCATTGTATTGAATCCACCTTCTATCTGACCACTAATTGTTGCTGCTTTTTCCTGTTGAGTTACCATTTTTTGAAGTTCATCAACAGATACTCCCATCAAATCAGCAGTTGCTTTCTTTTGGAAGTAATCCATTTTATTGAATTCTTCAACTCCACCCAATGCTCTTAATGTTTCTTGCGTTGCTCCTGCAATATCACCAGAATAAGCTAATTGTCTAGCTTTATCTAAATTGATATTTTTACCAAGCATAGCTCCTAATTCTAATTCTTTTGTAATAGAATTTTCAAAATCTAATAGATTATCTGCTATACCGGTCATAGTTTTAAGACTAGTACCCATCTTAGCAGCTTGTACAGCAGCTTGTGCAATATTTTTTCCACCATCCTTTCCAAACAAAGCAAATGCTTCAGCTGAACCAGCCATATCTTTCATTATATCGGCTGGAACTAAACCATTTTGTTTTGCTAATTCTTTTGTACCTTCAGCTAAATTTTGTGCGGTTTCAATACTATTACCATTCAAACGAGCAAGGTTACCAGTTAATTTTGCAGCCTCATCACCACTAATACCCATATTAGTAGCCATAAGGTTTGTATTCAATTGATTTTTAAATGAAATATCATTTAATCCCCCAAATTCAGATGATAATGATTTCGCTGTGCCTGTTGCATCTTTAAATACAGCACCTAAAGCTGTAGCTGATACTGTTGCCCCACCTAAGAAACCACCTAATTCTCTTGTAGTTTTTCCTAACTCTGTAAGTGCTTTACCCGCTCCTAATAAAGTTACTCTAGCAAATCCTCTCCATCCACTAAATAACAATCCTGCTGTTCCTAATATACCACCAAGTGTTTTCTTTATACCTTCATATGCTTTGACTGAAGCTTCTAATTGAGCCTTTTGCTCTTCAGTCATATAAGACATTTGATTTGCGTAAGTTGTACCTTCTTTTAATTTATCTAATACTGCCTGTTCTTCGGCTGACATTGCACCCATCGAAGTTTCGGTAGCTTTAATACGTTCAAGTATTATTTCTCTTTGTATAGTATCTTCTGAACTTAATTGTGCTAAATCTCTATTTAATCCTGCTATTTTATTAAAAGCTTCTACTCTTTTAGGGTCAGACTCTGCCATACTTTGTTGGAGTGTTAGTCTTTCTCTATCTATTTCTTTTAATCCATCATAGATACCACTTAAACTTTTTAGAGATGCTTCTTGCTGTCCTAAAGATTTTAAATTTTGTATTCTTATATTTGCCTGTCTAGTTTGATTAGCTATCAGTTCTTTTTCAGTTCTTGCTTGCTTTTCTGTTAGAGCAGTTATTGCTTTTTGTTTAAGTTCCGCAGATACATACCTGTTCCTTTCAGCATTAGTAATATTTTCTATTGCTTTTGCTGTTTTTTCTTTTTCTGCTTGTAATTTTTGTTCCTGTTCTACAAGTTGCTTACCAAATAATCCTGCATCTTTTGCCATTACTTAATTCTTATTTATTATAATTCATCCATTTCAGGAGCTTGGTAGGATGGGTCATATTTTTGAATCTTTTTAATCAATTCATCTCTCTTTTTTTGCAAATCTCTTAAATCTTGAACAATAGGAGGTGGCATTCTTTTATTTTTTTCAGCATCTTTAAGTGCTTTATTGATTGCTCCATATTTTAATCCATCAAAAAAATTATCTGTAAACTTCTTTAACATTGATGGAATTCCTTCTTTTAATTGTTTTTTATCGTTTGGCATAGTATTTCCCTTTTATATTCTATAAATATTCGCAAACAAAAAAGTGAGGATATTAACGCATCCTCACTTTTGGCATTTTCATTTTAGATTGAGCTTTTTTATGCTCTTCAGCTTCTTTTTTCTTTAATTCAATTAATTTATTGAAATAGAATTTACGAAGATATGTTGGCATATGATACACTTCTGTCCAAGTAAATCCATTACCGAATTGAACCATTTCCCAAATCTGCGTATGAAGTTGAATCTTATAATCAGTTGGAAGGGTAAAAAAAGTTAATCCCAAAGGGAATATCTAGCGCCTCCGTTTCGCCAGTTGCTTTAGAAACAAACTCAAATTTCATATCTAAATCAGGTGATATATCTTTTACAAATACTCTGAATGCTTTTGTATCTCTTGCTAAGAAAGAGTTTACTACCCATTTGTTTATAAAACCTCTATCTTCATTTCCATCAACAGATGTAATCATATACTTTAAACGAGTAGTTACATCATAAGCTCCTGCTGAGTTTTTATTTAATTTTTCTAAAGCCTGTATATCTTTAGTTATTTCTTGTTCATCACCATGTGTTAATAGTTTAAAAGTAATTTCTTTACTATTAGATGGTAATATAAATTTATATCTATTTTTTGAGTTTAATATAGATTCATCTATATCCTTAGTTTGTATTTTACCCAAATCAATTACCACTTCCTGCTTTTCACCTGTAAATGGGTCTGTCATTTCTACATGGTAATCAGCACCATATCCCAAAACACGTGTTGCCATTAAAATGGCATTTTTATCACCAATAAAAACATCATTTGGATTTACACCAGGCTCAACTAAAACTGATTCAAATAATTTATCTAAAGCAATTCCTTTTTTAATAAAATTTTGATTTGCAAGAATATCTTCTTCTCTTGCTGTCATATATTTTATTTCACAAGTTCCTTTTCTTAAAGGGTGATTTTCTGGATATACTAATCCTTTTGATGGTAATTCAATAACTTCGGTAGGAAAATCATATTTAAGACTTTCATACTTAGGTGTTGGAGTTGGTTGCGTAATATTAACTTCTGCCATAACTTTCTATCTTTTTTAGTTTGTATATATAAATACATAAATCTTAAAAAATTGGAAATAAAAAAGGGATACCTTTTGGATATCCCTTCTTTTTTATAGTTTTTCTTAAATTAGAATTCAAGAATTGCGTAATCGTAAGCTAAAGATAATTCGATAGTTGCAGGTTCGTTAGAATCAAATGCTACATCACCAAAGTTTGCACTTACAATAAGAGCGCCTTTTAGTTTCCACTGCTCAATCTTATCACCAACAGGACCTAACATATAGAAATCTATATCTTTTTTATAGAAATCAGCATACCCACGTCTACCAGTAATAGATTCATGTCCTAAACGTACCCACTCCATTACCGCTTGTGCTCCAGATGGAACGATTGGGTCATAAAGTGTGATAGTTATATCTTGCCATTCACCTTTACCTTGCAATTGTCTTTTAATGTTGATGTGGTCTAAAGTTACCTTTTCAAACTGAATTGAAGGTCTTGCTGCTGCTTTAACCATATATGATGGGATACCGTCAATCTCCATCACATAGCGGTTTTTCATCTTAGGTTCGAAGTTCGTATAGAACATCTTGTCAAACTCTAATATTTCTGCCATTTTATTATCCTTTTATTTTATATTAATAAATATCAATTTATTTCAAATCCATATTAAGCGTTGAACGAAGCTCCAGTTGGAAGAATGTTGAAATCAATTACGATGAATTCTGCAGTCTTCGCTGGTTGTAAGAAGATTTGTCCAGCTAATATGTTTCTATCAATTACATCAGGTGTGTTGTTTGTTTCATCCATCACAACTCTGAATGCGTAAAGACCTTGTCTTTGTTGAATTCCTTCTAAGTAAGGATTAACAGTGTTTAAGAATCTTTGACGAGTAGTTGATGTATTTTGTTCGAACACTAAGTAACGAGAAGTTGATGCGATATACTTCTTAACAGTGATAAGTAATCTTCTTACGTTGATTCTATCTAATGCTGAAGCTTTATCTTGCAATGTCTTCTGTCCAAATGCTACAATACCTTGTCCAGGGAATGCTGCGATTGGGTTTACTTTGTTTTCATAAAGTGTATCTCTTTCAGCGTGCGTTAATCTATTCAACACACTTACTGCTCCAGTGATACCACCTCTATTTAAACCAGCAGGTGCGAACCACTCAGCTGCCAATCTATCATTACTAGCATAAACTGCTGGTAACAATACTGATGGTGGAACTGAAGTTATTTTGTTTGTATTTGTATCAACTGTCTTAACCCAAGGATAGTAAGTACCAGCGTAATTTGAATCAATTGAATTTGCTTGCTCAGTTGCTTCAGTAATTGTTGCACTTGCTTCAGTAAAGTCAGCGATATAGAAACAATCTTGTCTATCTTCAACCATATCAATTACTTTTGTAGTAATAGATGGGTGTAAAGAACGGATGATACCAGGAGTTACAACTAAGTTGATGTCCCACTCATCAGGGTTTCCTACAGCGTTGATTGCTTTTGAATAAGCTATTGAACCAGATGAAGTTGATTTAGAACAATCAAATCCTTGCGTATTTGCTGCTGATATATCATTTCCTAAGTTTGCTTTAGTGCCAGGGAATGAACCATCAAATCCATATTGGAAACCTAAAGAGAATTGTCTCTTAACCATATCAGCTGCTGCTGAACCGGTCATTTTATATGTAAGTTGAGAATCGAATGCGAATAATACGTTTGCTCCAGCTTTTGCTCCATCAGGAATAGGTGATAAGTATTGAATGTTATCATCTGCAATTCCAGTTGATTCAAAATCAAATCCAGCATAATATATTGGAGATGAAGATGTGTTATTTGCTGAACCAGTTTGGTAAACTACTTCAGGTATTAAACTTTCATCACCATTAGCTGTAGCGATTGGATTTGTGTATGCAGCGTGTCCAAATGGTGCTGCTGAAATTGGGAATGAACCTGCGTCATTTACAACTACTCTTACATATTTTGATTTGTTTGAATAATCGCCATATTCCGTAATCTTACCATCGTTATCAATTGTAAGATATCTATCACCAATTCTCTTAGCTATATAATTTGGAGATGATGGGTCTAAGTTTACATTATTGAATGTTTCTAATACAACTTTTCTTTTATCAGTATCACCATATCCTCTTACAATTACAGTAAATGTTGAGTAATCAGTTGAACCATCCTCACCAGCTGCTTTTACATTTGAAATACCAATCTTAAATTTAGTATTATATGGAGTACCATGTCCTAAAGTTACAAACTTAAATAAATCGTATCTTGTATTGTTATCATCTTTTTGAGATACAACATAAGGAGTTTCAGCTGCCGAGATATCACCATACTTTTGTGTTGGTAAGTTTACTTCAGTAATTACAGTTGTAGCACCATCTGTATTTGAACCTGTAAAGTTAAGGGCTGCGTTTTCAAAATATTTATAAGCGAATGCTGCTTTTGCACCAAATACTGATTCACCAAATGTATCTGCTAAATCATTAGTAGCTGTATTAACAATAGATGCTGAAATATTTGCTGCTGCAGATGCTGAACTTAATAGACCTGAAACAACGAAGTTTCCACCACCTTCTAAACTACTTGATATGTTTGTTGATGCATTTGAAAAACCAACTCCTTTATTACCATTGGCAGTGGAGTAAAGTACTCCTACAATTTTTGCCGCTGATGATAATGAACCACTTGCTTTGATACCCAAAGGAGCAACTTGGTGATAACCACCAATACCACCAACTCTTACGATGGTAGCACTTCCTGCTTCTTGTAAATATCTTTGTACCGCATATTCGGTATAATAAGTTCCATCAGGTGTTCCGAAGATTTCTTCGAACTCTGATTGTGTTCTCACAATAGTTGGAACGAATGCAGGTCCTTGCTTAAAAGGTCCTATAAATGCTGCTCCAATTTCTCCTACTCCTTGTGCTAAGAATGATAGGTCATTTTCTCTTGTGAATACGCCAGGTGATACGATTCTTTCTGCCATTTTATTTCTCCAATTTGTATTTTAG